TATTTATTCTTGCCAACCCCATTTGCTCAAGAACCCATGCATCGCATTCATCGTCTGCACCCGCCCCTGAAAACAATTTCCCAGTCTTAGAAGAGATTGCTGAAATAACTTCTGTTTTTCCAGCATTTCCTTTACCAGTAGCAAACTTCGCCCTAGATGTAGGCGGTACTTCAATGTATGGAATCTTGCACTCCCATAATGTCATGCGAATACACCCGCCTAGTTCGCCAATACTATGGGCTTGAGAGTTGCGTGAAGCAAATGAGTAGCCCTCCATGACCACGCAATCAATAAATTCATCAAGACATAGTTGTAGAACTGTCTTGTTTACTATTGACAATCTTTCTGGACCTTTTGCTTTTGTCGCGATAATCCCAGTATTGCCATTTAGTGAGTACCCGCTAGAAGTGAGAGAAAGGTCTAAGCCTAGGAGTTTCATTGGTCGTAAGCGTGTTTTGCTAGACCTAGGTCAAAAGCAAGTTGCGGATAGTTACCAATCCTGTTATGACATGGTCGGCAAACGCATAACAGGTTTGATTCATCAAGGATAGAACCGCCCTGCGAACGGCGAACTATCTCATGCACATCAACAGAGCGATTCTGAATGTATGTAGTCAACCCATCGTGCTGTGCAAATACTTTGCAAGCCTGACAGTGTGGGTATTCGTCTAGAAGTTTCTCAACTAGCGGTCGGCGGAGTTTGTACTCGGCTTCCTTTTTCTTTGACCTGTGTCGCACAAATGGATTGTAGTTCATCTTCTAACTGTTGCACAAGCACACGCAAGATAATGTTGTCTTTTGTTAACGAGCCAATTTGCTCAGCCATTAGCGTCATTACCTTATCAATGTCAACACTCACTATAGGTTGCTTTCATTGATTGAATCAAACTCCCAATTACCACTGATGGCAGACCATAAAGCCCTATCAATAGCGGTATCTTCTAAGTCAAATTCACGCAAAAGTTCACGGTGCTTGACAATGGCATTCTCAAGGAATGCGACCCTGTCCCACCCGTCTGAAGACTCAACATTTCCAGTCTCAATCATCATCATGACTTCATCAAGACGACGATTAACATGAAATTTAAACCTGTCAATTTTCTTAATTCTGTATTGATACTCACGGGCTGCTTCGGCAGCAAGTTTCTTACCGCTCAAACCCATGAGTGAATATTTTTCAGCATCCGCCTCTGCATCAGCCTCAATGTTTTCAATTTGCCTGTCAAGGTTCTCTACAAGAAACAGAAGTGCATCTTTCCATCTGCCCCAGTTTTCTGGCTCAAGCAGAATCTTCTTTTGAGAGGTAGAAAGTTTGTTCTTTACCTCTTCAGAAACCATTCGTGCAAAAACATCTTCATTCATCATTACCGCCATGCAGGACATTCCTTTTTAAATGAACACCAATTACAGAGAATTGATTTAACTGCTTCAAACTCTTCAGTCTCACAGCGCTTATCTATCTCTAGTTTGGTGTTTACAATTGTTTTTTCTACAGCCTCAAGTTCAAGGTCTGTAACATTTTTGTTGAACTTCACCCCATCTTTTAGGTATAAAAGTTCAACTTCTGATGCTTTACCAACTCCTGTTGATTCAAGCAAATGAGAATAAACAAGAAGTTGAAAAAACTTATCGTCTATCCAATTCTTCTTAGGTGTTTTGCCAGTCTTGTAGTCAGAGATAACAAATGTTTCTTCATCTTCTGACTGACTAAATCTGTCAATAAACCCCTTGATGCGAACTCCACCTATCTCGCCATTTAATTCATGCTCAAGACCAACTGGAGACATCAGCATTGGGTTCTCTATTTTCCATAGGTTCTCAATGCACCACCAAGACTTCCATCGGAACATCCTGATGTTTTCATCTCCTTTAACCCAGGGCCTAACCCTGTCGCCCCAGCCTTCATCCCATAACTGTGAAGCAATCTTCTTGGCAAGATTCATGTCTCGGAGTTCATGCTCTTGGTGATACATAGTCTCCAAAACATCATGGACAAAGTTGCCCATCAATGTTGCTTCTGTCGGGTCTTCTTGTTTCCCGTCAATCTTGGAATAACGGAACTTTAGGGGACACTGGTTGAATGTGCCGATAGAAGATGGGGATAAGTGCGGTGGGGGAGTTAGCACTTACTCACCCTCAGTGAAGTGCATCATTGCGCACTTATTAATGAGTGCTTCCAGGTCTTCTTTTGTAGCAGTCATCTTCGTTGGCTTTGGTCGTTCTCCAGCATAAGACTTCCAGAACTCGCCAAGTTGAGCCTTCTTGTCGGCATCAAGAGAACGAGAGAGGTCAACAAACTGTTCCCACAAAGACTCAATCTGTGGGTCAACTGACTCCTCTTGTTCAATGCCCATTGCCTCTTCAGAACGAGCAAGGTAAAGGCCAACACCAAGAGCCTGAGCAGCCTTTTTCAAGGCATCGGATACCGCACCCTTAAACTCGTCACCCAAGTCAACGATGTCGCCGTTCTTGGTGCGCTTAATCTTCTGACCACCAAATCCGTCTTTTACAACAGACACAAATCGGTCGCTCTCAGGAAAAACACTCAAACGAACATGAGCAACAATGAAGTCTGGGTCAAGAGCATCACGCTCGCACTTGATGATTTCATATGACCAACCGTCAAAACCAAGCACCTTGTTTAGGCGAGTAATTACTTCGCTAACAGGGATGTATGTAAGAGATGCCCCACCCTTTTTAAGTTGACGCTCAACTTCCTTAGGGAATGGCTCATTCATTGACGACTGCATTGCGTTGCGACGAGCATCGCTCTTCTGACGCTGTTCTTCTTGCATGCGCTCCCACTCCATGTGTGTATCACGAGGGTTTTCAGCAACAGTTTCTTCTACGGATTCAGTTTCTACTGTTTCAATTTTCTTAGTAGCCATTATTTTTCATCCTTTGTATAAATAGCAATGTTTGTTTTCGGCTCGCCAACTTCGCAGTATTGGTCTGCGTTGATGCCGAGTTCGTTTAACGCCCCAACTCGCCAATATGACGGTTGGAAGTAGTCAAGGAGTTTAAGGACTAATTCATCATCCGACAACCCGACCTCTCCTGTATCCATGTCTACAGAAGACTGCCTAAGTCGTGTGTAGACAGTCTTCATGAGGTTCTCGCTATCCCATGACTTACGAGGAGTACCAGACTTGCATTTGAGTTCTACGCCAGTTTGCAATCTGATGTCTGTTGATTTTTCTTCTTGCATGCGGTCAATCATCTTCGCTGCAAACGATTCATAGATGTCGGCAATCTCTTTCTTTGCCTTGTTAAGCAATACAAGATTTTCCAGAGCAACTTCTAGCGGTGCTTCTAATACACCCTCGCTGTTCAAGAAGTTGTCAAGGGTAAGAAGGAGGATTCGTAAATCCGCTGGTGTTAACAATTTATTCTCCGTTAGGCCTAGTAGTGACCTAGACGATGATACTGACGATTTTCCTCTGTGGCAACCCGAGACCAGTGAGATATGTAAAAGCGCCTACAGCCGAGTCAACTTGGTCGTCATGGTCGCAGGCTTCAGGGAATGAGGACAATTCGTCCATCCAGTCGCTCAGCCATGTTCCACGGACAACCCTGACATTGCCGTTAGATACGGCAGCGGAGAATGGGCGTGCTCGTGTAATTTTGTCACCAGTTGACCTTATGCCTTGGAAGTCATAACCAGGAACTACATATCTAGCGTATTGGTCAACCAATGCCTTGCCAGACGAGCCTGGTTCCTGCTCCATTCTGATGGCTACACCACGACCATCCTCGTAGGCAGTCTGAGCAATTAACTGCTCCACCTTCTCGCCACGAACTCGTGCTTTTTTGACATCAAGAATGTAGGCAATGCCACCATCAAAGAGCATAAGTGTACCAACGGTCCAGTCTGGGTTTGGCGTTACTGCAGAAGGCTCGGTGGCTGCAAGGTCCCAAAACCTGACAACACGAGCGGCAGAAGAGACAATAGGTACTTCTTCTGGGTCAATGATTACCACAGATTCTCTCTCAAAAAGCGTTCCCAGAGTAGTTGACCACCAGTCACCTTCTTCAAGCCTTCTGCGCTCAATGGGGTCCAATGCCTGGAGTGCTTGACGGTATGAATCAGCGTCAATACCAGGGTTGTCGGTTAGTTTACTTGGAACAAATATTCTATTTTTTTCTAACCCTTCTACAATAAATCTTTGGCGAACCCAATTAGGGGCAGGGTTTGATGCTGAGCGCATTCGTAGTGGAACCTGAGCAAGAGGTCCAGAGTTTGGGCGACGAAGACGAGAGAACATATATCTGTAGTCAGATTCTCGGATTTCGGTAACTTCGTCCATCCCGATGAACTGGAATTCTGAACCCTTGTAGCGAAGGTAGTCATTTGTGTTATTTAGGTATCCGAACGAGATTCTTGCCCCAGATGGGAATGTAGCAACATAGGAGTTGGCGTTCCAGTGGATGTCGTCAGACCCGTCTATCCATGACTTAAAACGGTCCATGAGTGCTCCAGGAAGCGACAAGTCGGCGTATGTACGACGGAAAAGAATGGCTGAATACCCTGGGACATCAACATACTGAAGAGCCGACATTAGGAGTGCAGAAGACTTTCCTCCGCCTGCTGCTCCACCAAATAGTGCCTCAATAGCATTTGTTCTCAAGAAGACCTTTTGTGGCATTGAAGGTTCTTCTGGACAAAATGGGGGTTTCTTTGGTTCTAAGTACTCAAGTACTTTTACCCAGTCTGTACTCATGGTTTTCTCTCTCGCAGGTAATTGCACATTAGATGATGTTTATGCGCTACGGTATGCATATATGAACAATTTCATCACCAAAGCATGGACTGCTTTTGTAAAGAGTATCTCTCTTTTTTCATCAGGATTGAAACAATTAGCCACACGCTCATTCTTTACTAACCTATTGATGGTAGGATTTATTATATTTACAAGCGTTGGGGCGGGCTTAGTCTCGCCTGCTTTGGGTTTTATTGCGGCGGGTATTACATGTGGAATTTTTGGCTTCCTGTTAGGTCTTGAGTAAAAGATGGCTTGGAACAATTTTCAGAATAAATCATTAAACAGCAATCCATCAACGAAGAGTGTTGGACCTGGAGCCCCCATTGCCCACAACCCTGGCTATGCAGGAAAGTCGTACTCTGACTCGTGGGATATTGAGCGTGTCTACAAAGAAGGCATGCAGAAGGTCACTTGGGTGGCTAGATGTATTGATGCAATCGCTGGAAACCAGGCAAGATTGCCAATCGTCTTAAGAAAAGACAATTCTCCAGAGGGCGAAATCCTTAGCGGCTCAAAAGCAAAGAACTCAGAAATACTGAAGTTGCTCAACACAAAGTCAAATATTGGAGAAAACTCTTTTATTTTCCGATACAGACTTTCCTCTCAGTTGTTGATGAGCACAAGAGGTGTCTTTATTGAGAAGATTTACGGTAGAGATGGTGGAATTATTGGTCTCAACCTTTTGCCACCTCAGTCAACTGCACCAATTCCAGACCCTAAGAACTTTGTTGCTGGCTATGAAGTCAGAATGCCAAATGGCGCAATTATCAATATGAAGCCGAAAGATGTTATTTGGATTCGCAAGCCGCACCCACTTGACCCATACCTCTCAATGACACCCCTTGAGGCCGCTGGCATTGCTGTTGAAATTGAAAACCTTGCAAAGGTTTACAACAGAAACTATTTGCTCAACGATGGTCGCCCTGGTGGTCTTTTGGTTCTTCGTGGTGAAATTGACGATGATGACAAGGAAGAACTTAAGAGCAGATTTAGAGGAAATATCGCTCGTGCTGGCGCAACTACGGTTATTTCTTCTGATGATGGCGCTGACTTTGTTGATACATCAGCAAGCCCTAGAGACGCTGCTTACATTCAGATGCGACAGATTACAAAAGAAGAGATTCTTGCTTCGTTTGGTGTTCCCGAATCTGTAATCGGTAATGCGGCTGGTCGTACATTCTCCAATGCTGGAGAAGAAATCAGAGTCTTCTGGAACGAAACAATGCTCCCTCACCTTGAGCCTATTGCCCGTGCCCTGGACGAACTTGATGAACAGTATTACATTGACTTTGATGTATCAAAAGTTCCCGTACTGATTCTTTACGAACAGGAAAGAAACAGATACCTGAAGGAAGAATTGGGTCAAGGCTTAATTAGCACAAACGAGTACAGAACTGGTACTGGCAGAAAAGAAGTGGAGAGCGACCTTGCCGACTCTCTTTTGATGAACCCAAACTTGACTCCTATCGCCAACACCAAGAAGAAGATGGAAGAGCCTGCACAGGCTGGCGTTATGGGTGGCGCTCCAGGAATGCCTCCAGGCGCACCAGGAATGCCAGGAATGCCAGGAATGCCTCCAGGGGCACCAGGCGAAGGAGCGTTGCCACCAGACCCAACCACGATGGAGGGCGCAATGGCTCTTGCTCAGCAGGGCGAGAATATGGCGCAAGCCGCAGGTATTCCGCCAGCAGGTCCGCCAGAACAGGCAGCGATGCCTACGGCACCAGTTCAGGCTTCAGCAAACTACTCAATCATGCAAACAAAAGCAGATGCAGAGTGGAGCGCAAAAGTTGACATAACATTTAACAGATGGACAGAAATTCTTGATAGAAGCCTTGAGAGAATCTTTGAAAGACAACAGCGCGTAGTCCTTGAAAAGGCATCTGGCATAAAGGCTCGTAGACAATTGCTTGCTGGCTCTCTTGATACTGAAAGCATCTTCAGTGCTGATATTTGGGCAAAACAAATGGACGAAGACATTCGTCCTGTATTAAATGCAATCATTGAAGACTCACAAAGCACATATGCAGAGAAGAGTCTTATCAAGAATCCTCTCAAAAAAGAAGACATTATTGCTCATGTCAACTCACAAATGGCACGAATTAAGTCCATCAACGAGGAGACAGCAGGAGAACTGAATAATGCAATATTTGCGACTCTTGGTGTTGTTGGCGAAGAGGACAAGGCAACTATTTTGAGAAAATCAATTGTCACTACATTCACAAACCTTCTTGCAAAGAAGAAGTCACAAATTGCGGAAGACGAAACCAGACGAGCCTGGTCAATCGGCTCCAGTATTTAATTTCTTTAAATACAACTGTTTAATATAAAGAAATTGAATATCTGTATTTAGATACTTGCATTGGCTGCATGGATAGATGCTTTATTATCATCTAAGACCATTAGGAGAAAAATGAACCAGAACATTGAATTCAAGGCCATTCCAGGACAGTTCAACATTGACGAAGCACAGGGCATCGTTGAGTGTTTCGTTGCTGGCATTGGCAACAAGGACTCCGTAGGCGATGTTTTGGTATCTGGTGCCTTTTCAAAGAGCCTTACAAGAAGAAAGCCTCGTGTTGTCTGGGGACACAACTGGAATGACCCCATTGGCAAGGTTATTGAAATCTACGAAGTTGCTCCTGGGGACAGAAGACTCCCGATGAAGATGCTTAACGCTGGCATTGGTGGTCTTTATGCACGAGTTCAGTTCAACTTGAACTCAGAAAAGGGTCGTGAGGCTTTTGCAAATGTTGCGTTCTTTGGTCAGGAACAAGAATGGTCAATTGGCTACAAGACGCTTGACTCAATTTTTGACCCAAGCATCCAGGCCAACATTCTCAAGGAAGTTGAACTTTATGAAGTAAGCCCTGTTCTTCACGGAGCAAATCAACTCACTGGAACAATTTCTGTAAAATCAGACGGCACAGGCGAAGACGCTAAGGGCGGAATGATGATGGTCGGTCCAATGGCTGGAAGACCAACTGGAATGATGCCTCACGCCCATCACCGACCAACCCCAAATATTCTTGAAGCAAATAAGCCAGGAATTGGCGACGAGCGTAAGAACCAACTTGAGATTGAACTTGCTCTCCGTGCTGGTGCTCCAGTAAAGGTAAGACTTGCGGAAGAGAACACGGTCATCTTTGACAGAATGACCCCAGATGGCGCACCTACGACATATAGAGTCTCTTACCATTTCACTGGTAAGGAATTTATGTTTGGAAAGCCAGAGAAGGTTTCTGTTCAGACAGTCTATGTTCCTTCTTCAGAAGAGTCTGGCTCAAGAGTCGTTATCCCATCACAGATGCCGTCAATGCCAATGCATGTAAAGCCACAGGGCAACGCATACATGGGCGACGACCAGAACGAATACCAGGGAATCATGCCTAAGTCTTACGATGATGGCGAGAAGTGGGTATTTGACGATGAACTTGCTGACTTGGCAAATGTAATTTCAGACTCACTTGATGTGAAGGTTGGCCGTGCTTTGAGTTCAAAGAACATGTCAAAACTCAAAGCAATCTTGGAAAACCTGCAAGATGTGATTGCATCAGCAGAAAAAGATGTTGAGTCAAAGAGCGACTATGTAATCCCAGTAAATATTGAAAATGCTTTTGAGACAAAGCAATTGCTTGACCCAATCTTTGATTACCACAGAGTTGAATCCCATGTAACGGAAGACGGAATCGTTGTTACATCTGGAGTAACTCAAGAGTTTGTAGAAGCCCTAGGCGTAGCGGAAAAAGCGCTCGGACAAAGGCTAGGTGGTGGGCTGGGAAAATTGGGGCGGGCCGCAAGAGGCGCGGCCAACTTTGACCCAAACGCTTGGGACGGTGATGGTGACGGGCTAGTTCAAGAAGGAACTCCATACCAAAGACCAGCAATCCCAGGAGTAAATGACCGTTCAACTGGTGGTCGCGTTGATGCTGCTGCAGCAACTCGTGCATTCCGTCAACAGGGTGGAAAACCAGATTCTTCTGATTCTAAGAAGCCTTCTGATAAAAAACCATCTGCTAAAAAGCCATCTGCTAGAGGCTTAGCATCAAGCGGCAAACCAGACCCGATTAAGCGAGAAGGCGAATTTCATGGTGGAAATATCTACGATGAATTCAACGGTTCGTATGTTGAAGGCGAAGTCATCGCATTGTCAGACCTTTATGGAGATGACAGACCAGGATATGCGGTAGTAGGAAGATACGACAGCGATGGAAGTGGCACTATTGATTACTTCTACGGTGGAGATGACGAAGAATTTGAGACAATTGAGGACGCTATTGCGTTCTTGGAGAATGTTGAAAACGAAGCAGAAAACGACAGATTCTATAACGACAGTAACTTCAGAAGCCTAGACCGTGTTCGTTCTGCTGGAAGACCTGGACAGAGGCCGCTTGCAGGACTTGCATCATCTTCTTATCCAGCATCATGGCAACTTCCAAACTCTGAAAAAGATAAGAACGGAATTAGAGTTCTTGACTCTCAAGTACTTGCTGACAGAATGGCTGGCCTCAGCCTTGATGACGCTGCTGAAAAGTTTGGAATTCCAAAAGAAAAACTTCGCAAGATGGAAGCCAGAGAAATGGCAAGAATCCGTGAAGAAATGAATCCTCAAGACTTTGTTGCATATCGCATGATGGGCATGTCTGTTGAAGATTTGGCTGAAATTACTGGTAAGAAACCATCACAGATTCTTCAAATTCAATCCAAAGAAATGGCAAAGATGAAAAAGAATCCTTCCGATACTGACTTGCTTCAGTACCGAGAAAGAGGAATGTCTCTTGATGACCTTTCTGAAATTACAGGCATAAAGAGAGAAGAACTTCGCAAGCGTGAACAAATCACAATGAACGCTAAGCCAGAAATTCCAGAGCCAGACAAGCCTCTTGATGATGTTCAAGTAAGAGAAATGTATGAAGACGCAAAACGAAGAGGTCTTGCTTCTACTGCTGAGATTGTTTCAAAAGATGACTTGCCAAAAAATATTGTTACCGATTTATCAAATGCAGCAGTTCGCGCCGTAGGTGATAACGGTGACGAGACAAAACTTATTGATGGAGTTAAAGAAGTATTAGCAAATCTTACTGATGAAAAACTAAAAGATAGCGTTGGTACTGCTATGTCCAATGCAAGAAAAAAATTAGCAGAAATGCTTTCTGACGAAAAAATTATTGAAGAATTTAAGTCAAGACAAGCAATTGATGATTTTATGGACGAAGTAGGATACTCCGTTCAAAGAATGCTTGATTCACATCTTTATTCTGTTAAAAAAACAGGTACTTCTGTTGAAAAAGAAGAAATTGATGAAATTGTAGATAATGCAAAATCTAAATTTGATGATGACTTTAATAAACTAGTTAAAGCATCTAGAGAATTTTGGAACAAGAGACGCAAACCAGGCAGGCTGGATAACACGCCAGAAGAAGCGAAAAAAACAGCAGCAAAAGATAGAAAGAACTTGATGGACTCCCTCAGAGAAGGTGGAGAGCCAGAAGACCTTGAAGCAACGCTTAGTTCAATATCTGACCTATGGAAAGACAGTTCTGAAGGAATAACCTCTGGAACAATTTCTCTTGAAGATTTAAACTATGAAATAGAAAAAGCAATTGACCAAATTGTTGAAAATGACCCATCAATTGACCCTGAAGAATTAGTAAATGAATTTGCTGATGCCCTCCGTGAAGGTGCATCTAAAGATGGCGCAAACACGCTTATTGTTTCTTTAGCAAAAGAATTTGGCGATGAAAAAATCACTGGTGGTGATTTGATTAATGCCCTAAATGACACTCGTCAAAACTCTGTATACAGACCCGACAGAGGCAAGATTGAAAAAGAAAAGATTCGTGGACTTGCCTCAACCCGTGGCGAAGGAACCATGCTCGGAAGAGATGGCCAAATTCGTAGAGACGAACAAGGCAATGTTGACCCAACCGAAGCAAGAGAAGCAAGAGCCGCTTTTGACCAAAATATCTTCAAGAAATTGCAAGATCTCGGATTTGACGATGACGAGATTGAGCAACTTACTGGTGTCCCAGACGGAGGAAGAATTGGTGAGGGCGGAAAGCCTGCGCAATATGTTCCAGACGGAGTAGGCAGAAGAGCACGAACTGGTCTTGCTTCTGAAAGCAGAGCACCAGGAAAACTTTCTGATAATACTGCTTTGCGCAGAGTTAACAGAGCAGTAAGCGAAGATGGGACAACCGTACTTGACAGCCAGATTCTTAAAGACTTCCTTTCTGGAATGTCTGCAGAAGAAGTAAACAACAAGCACAAACTCGGCGGTAAGAGGTTTGCTAGTGCTGCTGCAAACAGAGAAATCGGCCGTATCCGTTCAAACATGGATAGTCAAGCAAACTCTGATATGGACTTGCTTATTTACAGGGCGTCTGGTCTTAGTGTTGGCGATACTGCTGACCTCTTCAATATCTCTCCAAGAGAAGTTCGCAAGAGAGAGAAAAGAATTGGGGCAAAACTCAAGAAGAACACCGATGATGAAGACCTTCTTTATTTGAGAAGCGCACTTACTCTTGAAGAAACTGGCAAGATTGTTGGACTAGAGCCTAAAGATGTTCGTAGCCAAGAACAAGCCGCTCTTAGAAGCAGAAGAGGCGGACTTGCTTCCGCTGGTGGACCAGATGGCGACGCTTCTGACTACATTGAGGAGCAAAGAATTCTTGATGATGAGGCAATGCAACTTGACGACGACCTTGACGACATGGACGCTGGTCCAAGATGGGCAGAAGTCGGTAGAAGACTAAACATCTCACCAGAAGAAGCAAGAGAGAGAATTGAGAGAGCGGAAAGGCGTGAAGATAGAAGTCGGAAATTCAGCCAAAGAATGAGAAATGGAGGCCTTGCCTCCGAATCTCGTGAAATGGATATGACACTTGAAGAGTACGGAAAACTTAATTCTGTTCTCAGCAAGTACACAGACGACAGCCAAGCATCTGGAATTGGCGCAGATGAAGACATGCAAATACTTCAAGACATCCTTGACAAGATTGATAATAGCAGCGCAGCAAATGACGCAATCAGTATGACTGATTCTGAAATTGATGACTACATTGACACTCTTACAAGAATGAAAGACAATGGTCCAGTTGAAGACCAGGGCGACAAGGCAGAGATTGAGAAGTTGATTGATTCTTTGAAGAAGACAAAGAAGTCAGCAACTGGTTCATATTCATCCGACGCTCTTGAAGAGGCTGGAACAAGACTGTCCTCACCAGAAGGAACAGCATCAAGAACTGCTAAGCCATCAAAGAAGACTAGAGCATTTAGGACTTCAAGTGGAACAATCAACCCACATGAAAAACTCAAGATTGAACTTTCTAGAGATGAAATTGGTGCGTTGAGAGACGAAGTTGAGATGCTTATAAGAACAGCAGAAGACCCTTCTGCTCTTCGTTCTCTTGCTAGAAAACTTCAAAAAGCAAATAATGGCAAGTTCACAATTGAAAAAGACGAGTACGAAGACCTTGTCAAGTCAATTGAGCAATCAAAGTCAAAGGGCGGAATTGTTTCTTCAGACATTCTCGGCGTTCTTGAACAGGCTTCAGAAACATCTGACGGTAAATTCTCAAGCCTCAACTTAAGAGGTGGCGGTCTTTCATCG